CACGAGTTTGCTTTTGCCAGGTGCAGGGAGGTTGAGGCTGCGCCGGATGGGTATCTGGACTTGTGGGCGCGGGAGCACTACAAGTCTACGATTATCACGTTCGGGAAGACGATCCAGGATATTTTGCGAGATCCGGAGGTAACGTTCGGGATTTTCTCGCACACGCGGCCTATAGCGAAGGCGTTTCTGCGGCAGATCATGCGGGAGTTGGAGGCGAACAAGGCGCTGCACGCCGCGTTTCCAGATGTGCTGTGGGGAGAGGATGTCAGACAGGCGCCGAAGTGGTCTGAAGACGACGGGATCATTGTCAAGAGGAAGTCCAATCCGAACGAGGCGACGATTGAGGCGTGGGGGCTCGTTGATGGACAGCCGACTTCAAAGCATTTTAGAGTCCTTCTTTATGATGATGTTGTCGTTGCCGGATCAGTCACCACCCCGGAGATGATCGCGAAGACGATGGTGGAGATGGAGCGCTCGTACAACCTTGGGACGACGCCAGGGGTGAAGCGCGGGGCTGGGACGAGATGGCACTTCAATGACACCTACCGCACGATTGTTGATCGTGGGACGCTGAAGGCGAGAGAGCATCCAGGCAGGATCGGCGGTACCGAGGACGGCGAGAGCGTCTTCTGGCCGGACGAGATCCATGAAGCAAAGCGCCGTGATATGGGGCCCTACACGTACGCTGCCCAGATCCTGCTCAATCCAAAAGCAGACGCGATGCAGGGCTTCAAAAGGGAGTGGCTGAGGTACTACACGCGCCTTGACGCAGCGAAGATGAACAAGTACCTGCTCGTGGACGCAGCGAGCAGCAAAAAGAAGGGCTCGGACTACACCGCGATGATAGTCATGGGCCTCGCTACCGACGCCAACTACTACGTGCTCGATCTCGTTCGCGACCGCCTGAACCTTGCCGAGCGCCTTGAGAGAATTTTTACCCTGCACCGCAAGTGGAAGCCAAAACAGGTGCGCTACGAGCGCTACGGCATGATGGCAGATATCGAGGCTATCAAGGCAAGACAGGAGCAGGAAACCTACAGGTTCGATGTCATTGAAGTGGCCGGTGTCACTTCCAAGCAGGACAGGATCAAGCGCCTCATCCCAATGTTCGAGCAGGGCAAGGTCTACCTGCCGAAATCGTTGAACGTCGCGGACTGGCAGAAAATCCCGGTCGATCTCGTGCATAGCTTCGTCGAAGAGGAGTTTTATCCTTTCCCGGTCGGCCTGCACGAGGACATGCTCGATGCAATGGCGCGTATCGCAGAGCCAGACTTGAGGCTCGTCTGGCCGAAAGAAGAGCCGGTGAGAGTCCCGGAGCGACAGCCTCAGATCGAGCACACCGCTCAGGCCTGGATGGCGTGAACTACGACGACTACATCCGAAAGTTCGATACGCCAGAAAAAGCCGAGGCGTACGCTGAAGAGCTTCGCCGTAAGCCGAATAAATACAGGCCGAAAAGCGACGTGTTCTACGTCGAGCGGCACGCCTGCGGTAAATTCATTGTCGTACAGGGCACTGCGGACGATGCGCCCGCCTAAAGAAATATTCGAGCACTATCACGGCCTCTACAAGAGGGGCCTAGCCGTTGGACTGCCTCATATCGAAACCGACGAGATAACCTTCCGCTACAAGGAAGAGTTGTTCACGTTCCCGACGATTGATTGCATGCATGTCGAGTACCACAACGGATATTTCTTCGAGGCGAAGATTTCAGAACTGCGCAAGCTCGCAAAACTGAAGCACTGATGACAAACGAAGAAAAGAAGATCAAGGCAAGGGCGAGAGTAAAGGCTTGGAGGGAAGCCAATCTTGAGCGTGCGAAGGCGGCTATTGCAAAATCTAAAGCAGCTAAGCCAGAGAAATACAAGGCTTTGCAGAGAAGCCATTACTTGAGAACCAAGGACATCCGAAAACTATATAAAAAAGGATGGGATGAAAGAAATCCAGGGAAAAGCGAGAGGATGGTAAGCGAATGGAACAAAAAGAATCCGGATCGCCGTAGAGAGATTTCAAACAATTGGCGAAAAAGGAATCCTGAGAAGGTCAACGCTGTGTACGCTCGTCGTAGAGCAGCGAAACTTCGCGCCGTACCAAAATGGGCCAATCATTTCTTTATCAGAGAGATTTATGATCTTGCGAAGCGCAGAACACAAGTTCTGGGCTATCCGTGGCACGTCGATCATATAGTACCGCTCACGTCTCCACTTGTGTGTGGTCTGCATGTAGAGCATAACCTGCAAGTCATTCCACGATCTGTTAATCAGAGCAAGAACAACCGTAGTTGGCCGGATATGCCGTAAAGGAAAGATCATGGCTTACGAATCTGAACCTGAAGGCAATAAAAGCGCAGATGAGAAATTGATGGAAGAAGCGCGCAAGTATTTGCGCCAATGTATAGATGATGAATCTGGTAGTAGAGCAAAGATGTTGGACGATTTGAAATTCTGTACGTTGGATCAATGGCCTGAAGATATCAGGAGAGAAAGAGAAAATGATGTAGAAAACGGGCCGCGCCCATGTCTTACGGTGGATAAAATCAACCAGTACATCGTCCAGGTCGTGAACGACATGCGACAAGGAAAGCCCGGCATCAACGTGCGCCCGCAGGACGATAACGCCGATATCGAGACTGCGAAGATATTGAAGGGGCTCGTGCGTAACATCGAAGATCAATCGAACGCCGACATCGCATACGCAACTGCCGGTGAGTCTGCCGCTAAGATCGGCCTTGGGTACTTTCGCATCACGACGGAATACGTCTCTCCTGATTCCTTCGATCAGGATATCTTCATCCAGCCATTGCCCAATACGTTCGCCGTGTACCTCGGGCCGCACATCATGCCGGATGGCTCTGACGCAAAACACGGCTTCATCGTCGAATCAATGCCGCTTGAAAAATTCAAGGAGATGTACCCGAAGGCGAAGTACAAGCAGGAGGAATTCGAGGACTTGGGCATCAACTTCTCTTACTGGCACACGGGCGAGACGGTCACCGTGTTCGAGTATTACTGCTTGGAGAGAACGCAGGAAACTCTGTACTTCCTGGCAGACGGCACCACGATGACGAAAAAGGACTACGACAAGTGGCCCAAGGAAGCCGGTATGGCCCCGAGCGTGCAGAACGAGAGGAACAGTTACCGCGAGCAGTTGAAGTGGTCGAAAATGACCGGGATAGAGGTTATCGAGAAGCGCGACCTGCCGGGCAAATATATTCCGATTGTCGAAGTCATCGGACGTGAATCGTTTGTCGAAGGAAAAAGACATCTCTGGGGACTTGTGCGCCCGGCGAAGGATAGCCTTCGCATGTACAACTACTTCGCCAGTACGATCACAGAGAAGATGGGTCTTGCGCCGAAGGCTCCGTTTATCGGGGCAGTAGGGCAGTTTGCCACTACAGGTGACAGGTGGCGCAAGGCAAACCGCGTTAATTACGCTGTTCTGGAATACGACCCCATCGATATCAACGGCAACGCCGTGCCAGCACCGCAGAGGCAGGGCGCGACCCCTCTGGAAGCCGCGTTACTCAACCAGATGCAGGTTATCGAGCACGACGTGCAGACTTCACTTGGCATGTTCAAGGCTGCGGTCGGTGAAACCGAATCACAGCAGTCAGGGCGCGCGATCCTCGCCTTGCAGAGAGAATCCGATACCGGCACGTATCACTTCGGGGCGAACCTCGGTGTTTCGATCAGGCACGCCGGCCGCATCATCGTTGACATGATCCCGCATTACTACGATACGCGGCGCATCGTGCGGATTCTGGGCGAGGATGGAGAAGTCCAGGCCGTGCAGCTAGACCCGTCTCAGGAAATGGCAAAGCGCGAGGTTGCAGGTCCCGACGGAGCAATGCAGGCTATCTACAACCCAGGCGTAGGCAAGTACGACGTGACGACGACCGTGGGGCCTTCCTACAACACAAAGAGGATGGAGGCTGCGGCTACGTTCGTGGAGATGGCAAAGGGCTCAGCCGACCCGGCAAGCGCCGCCGTGCTGCGCTATCTCGTCATGCGGAACTCCGATAGCGCCGGGGCGGACGAGGCGGCGAAGCTCCTGAAATCTCTTCTACCACCCCAAGCCCTGCAGGCGATGCAGTCCAAAGAGCCGATTCCGCCGCAGGTCCAGGCACAGATGGCCCAAATGCAGGCTGAAGGTGCGCAGATGAAGGAAGGATTGCAGAAACTCGCTCAGGAGAACATCCAGTTGAAGGCCGGTACTCAATCGGATATGGCGAAGGTTCAAGCCGATCACGATGCCAAAGTGAAGGCGCTCGCATTAGACGAGCAGATCGAGAAGGAGAAAGCGCGCCTTGCCCGCGAGAAGGCAGAGGCCGATCACGCCTTGGAAGTGTGGAAGGCCCAGAAAAAGGCCGAGTTGGAACTTGCCGTCTGTGCCGACAAAAACACGCTCGCTGACAAGCAGATGGGATTCGAGGCAGAGCAATCTGAGAAAAAACGAGTTTTTGAAGAGCACACACGAGAGCGGGATATGAACCACAAGATAGAGCAGGACCGCGTTGCGAATGACGCCAAGGCGCAGCCCGCGTTCGAGCAGAAACTAACGCAAATCGACAAGCTGGTGGAAGCTATTCAGGAACTCATCGCCGAGCAGCGCAAGCCCAAGAAAGTCAGCATCGGCAGCGTACAGCGCACCGCAAGCGGAATCGCCGGAGCGACGGTAACAGTTCAATAAGGAGAGAACCATGAAACGCCTTCTGCTTCTCGCAGTGTTACTCGCGCCCTTCGCCGTGTCGGCGCAGGTCCCCTCCGTCGTGAGCGATCCGCTCGATCCTAGCGTGACGCACTGCGGATTCTTCTTCGACGCGCTGCCCAAAGCGGTGCTCCCAGTGGTGCCTGACGTAGGGGGCAACATCTGCCAGTACGTTCTCGCTGGCATCTCGAACGGCTCTCACACCATCAGGGCGACGGCAATCGCCGTCGATCCGGTCTTCGGCACGGAGGAGTCAGCCGAATCGCTCCCTTTGTCTTTCGTAAAACCGGGCCAGCCCGGAGCCCCCGGTGGGTTGAAGCTGCGCCCGTAGGAAATGGCAATTCTCGTCTTCCGTGCGACCAATAACACGTCCGGGACTCCCCTCGCCTGGAAGCGCGGGATGCCGGTTGAGGTTGTGCCGAATAACCATGTGTTCAGCCCCCGTGAACTATTGCCACCCGCGCAGGGTGGATCGTTCGTCAGGGTCACAGTGAGCGATGTAACGGTCCAGCAGGTGAGAGACTTTCTGCGTACTCGCTGGAGTTTTGAGTTGGAGGAAGTGGACTACGACCAGAGCGTAGTTACAGTCGAGCCGGAGTTGATCCCGATACGCAGACGCAAACTGCATCTGCGCGTGGATGATCTGCCAGTGAGCGTGCGTAACCAGCTCCGTACTACAGGAGCGTTTACGACGACGTGGCCTAATATCCGGACGTTCCTCCAGAATCTGCGCACGCTGGAGAATTTCTAAGTGGCGACCACCACCATCAAATCTGCTGGCGGTGATTACACCACATGGGCGCTGTGGGAGGCCGATACCGATAATGACTTGACCGGAGCCGGTGAGGTCATCGGCGAGATTTACGACGTTAATGCCACTGCCGGTTTTACGATGGCCGGAGCGACGAACTCAGACGCCACCAACTTCCGGCACCTGACGGTGAATAGTGCCCACCGACATGCCGGAGTGTGGGACACCGGCAAGGCGAACATGCAGGTTAGTCTGACTAACCTGATCTTCCTGCTATCCGAGCCATTTGCCAGAGCCTCCTACATACAGGCGAAGAACACCGACGCTACGGCCGGAGGCGGCGTATTCCGGCTGGACGCGAACAGCACGCAGTTAGCGCAGTGCATCGGATGGCAGACCGCACCAGATACCGGAACATCGGCGTCCGGGGCCTACCTCAACTCTGCCGGCACCGGGCAGATTCTTCGTAATTGCGTTTTCTACTCTAACCGGCACGGTGTTCATTCAAATCACAATTCTGCCAGCAGCATCATAATCGACAACTGCGTGATCGCTGGCAGCACCTCGCACGGAATTTTCACCAATCTTAACGCTGCGCTGACGATAAGGAATGTCTACTCGGGCGGAAACACTGGCGATGACTACAACGAAGGCTCGGACGTAGGGTGGAGCACATGGACGGCAACGACGTGCATGTGCGCGGACTCGATCACCGAGACCGGGCTGACGAGCGGCGTAGCTTTCGACACATCCAACTTCACGAACGTCACCGCCGGTTCGGTGGACATTCACCTTGTCACCGGCTCCGCGCTGATAGACGCAGGGACCGATCTTTCTGGCACCTTCACGATAGACATCAACGGTGCCACTCGTTCCGGTACTTGGGATGTAGGGCCGGATGAGTTCGTGGCGGCGGGCGGGGCGGACAATCGTATTTTCTGGCCCGCAAATCTCGATGGTGTCGGTTCTGGTGGGCCGTTTCCAGGGCACAGAGTGCAATAAGGTGAAACCATGAAAATCTCGCGTCCCGTCGGTCATACCGGCGAAAAGCTCAATATCTTCATTCAGAATGCAACGGTATCGACAGGGGCGGGGCTAGCAAACGTATCCTCTGAAGATGTCAGCTACACGATCTATCGCAGCGACATGACGGCGTTATCAACCGGCACTTGCAGCACAAGCTCGGGGTCTCTGGGGCTTTACTTCGCCTCTACCTTGGTGCAACTGAGTTCAACTGATGCTCTGGGCTGGTATCAATTCCATGTACCAAATCTAGCTTTCGCTGGCGGTACTTCAGCCATCCTGCATATGTACGGCGCAGCAAGTATGGCTCCGGTGCCGGTGGAAATAGACCTGAGCACGCATGCCAGAGTCACCATCCCTGTTGGCGTAAGTACCCTCTCGACACCAGTAACGGCATCCAGCGGCGTGGTGAGCGTATCGAGCGCAACCATCCCGTTTGGCGTGAGCAGCGTCGCCAATCTTGTCGGCGTAAGCACCCTGACCATCCCCGTTGGAGTTTCAAGCATTGCTACTCCGGTAACAGCATCAAGCGTAACTCGCCTGACAGGGGTAAGCACGCTCACTATCCCCGTCGGTGTAAGCAGTATTGCGACTCCGGTTACGGCGAGCAGTGTGAGCGCAACTGTCGGTGTATCAACGCTGACAATCCCGGTGAGCGTGAGCAGCGTTACGGCGCTTGTTGGAGTTTCGACAGTGACAGACAAGGCTGGATACAGCGTCTCCAGTGCAACGGCTGGCGTGAACGAGGCCATAGCAGACGCATTGCTCAATCGTAATGTCTCAGGCGGAGCGAATACCGGCAGGCTCGTCAAAGAGGCGGTCTACGTCCTGCGTAACAAGGTAGATGCAGGGGCTGGCATCGTCTACGCGACAGACGATACAACCTCGTCCTGGTCGTTCTCCGTCAGCACGCAAGCGAGCGACCCGATTGTGAGCATCACGCCGAACTGACCGATGCTTATCCTCGGCAACCTTCTGTGGACGGTTACCGGGGCTGGCTTCGTGCCGCCGCCCCCGCCACCCGCTCCTGAGCCAAGTGCGCTCAAGCCAAGCGGCGGAATTCCCGCAGATCAGATCCGCACGCGGCGCGACATCAGCCGCGCGAGGAAGCGCTTTGGCCTTGATGACGGCGCAGATAGGGAAGTCGTAGCGGCAACGGTAATCGCCGATGTTGCAGCGCGTCAAGCATTGGTACTTGAGCGGGACGCGCAAAAAAGATTTGAAGAATTGTTGCGCGAGCTTGAGCTTCAGGGTATAGAATTCGACGCGCGCTACCTGGAAGCCCTTAACATCCAGCGCGAGCGCCTGATAGATGCCGAGATCGCGGCACGGCTCAGACTGTTACGTGAAGACGAGGAACTGATAATTCTCTTGCTGATGGCAGCGAGCGTTGCATGAAGGTGGCGGTGCTTGGCGGTGGTTCGTGCTTTGCCATGAACCTGTCGAAGCATCTCATCGGCAGAGGCGACGAGGTTCTGTCCATCAGCCGCAGTCCAATGCGAGGCCCGGCATTCACGCTAGGGCTTGAGAAGACCGACAAGTTCCGCTACGAGCAGGCGCATCTCGTCACAGAGTTGCCGCGCATCCTGGCGCTGCTCGACTCCTACAAGCCTGAAGTAATCATCAATTTCGCCGCTCTCTGTGAGGTCGGGCTCTCGTGGAACCACGCGCTCGACTACTACGAGACGAACCTGATGTCTTTGGTGAGGCTCAATAACGAGCTTGCGCTACGAACATGGTTCCAGAAATTCATCCAGATAGGATCTAGCGAGGTCTATGGCAGCGTTGAACGTCCAGCAAATGAAGATCATCCAGTTAAGCCATCGTCCCCTTACGCGGCATCAAAGGCGGCTTTTGACTTTCATCTTCGAGCGATCTGTAGACATCAGGGATTCCCTGGTGTCATTGTCATGCCCAGTAACGGCTACTGCGAAGGCCAAACGCTCAACCGCATCATCCCGAAAACGATCATCTGCTCGATGACGGGGCAGAAGCTGAAACTCCAGGGCGGCGGTGCTGCACGGAAGTCCTACCTGCACGCCGACGACATCTCGCGCGCCATTTTGCTGGTGAACGACAAGGGAACGCTAGGCGAGGTATACAACGTAGGCCCGGCTGCTCCCATGAGCATCGCCGATCTGGTGAGGATGATAGGGAAGATTCTAGGCAAGACTCTTGATGAATTGGCCGATGTTGCGCCGGAACGCACGGGGCAGGACAGTCAATACTGGCTTGATTCTCGCAAGATAGCTGCTCTAGGTTGGCGTCAGCAGATACCGCTTGAGCACGGCCTTAATCGGATGATTGACTGGGTGTGGAAGCATCCATATCTCTTGAAGATGGATTCCGGGTACGTACATCGCGCATGATCTGTTTCCTCGGCACCAGCCATGCAGCATCACATCTGCGCGCAGCAGCCAAACAGCGCGGAAACTGGATCATCAATGATCCAGACAAGGCGCATGTGGTATTCGTCTCAGAGGACACGCCGACCGATGAACACGGCAACCGCGACCTTGAGCCGATCCTGAAACTGATCAACCGAGCAAAGACTACCGGCGCTCAACTAGTCCTGACTTCTCAGGTTCCGCCTGGATTCACGCGCTCGCTAGGCATTAAAAACATCTTTCACCAAGCGGAAACCTTGCGCATCATAGACGCCGAGAAACGCGCCTACAGACCGGAATACATAGCCGTTGGCGGGGATCATCGCATCAATACTGCTTATGCAGACTATCTGGCTTCGTTCGAGTGCCCGCTATTGCGCATGACGTGGGAGGAGGCAGAGTTCTCAAAGATCGCTGTGAACATGTTTCTTGCAGCGCAGGTAGATGTCACTAACCGACTTGCTGCCGCAGCGTCCAAGGTAGGCGCTAAGTGGGAGGCCGTAGCCGAGGCTCTGCGCTCAGATTCGCGCATCGGCGAGCGCGCCTATCTCACGCCGGGACGCTGGCAGGATTCGAGACATCTCCTGAGAGACGCCATAACCCTACAAGGGCTGGAATGCACTGCGCAGACTACCTAGCAGAAGTCGTGCGCATCGCCGCAGAAATAGACCCGATGCACATCGAGGCATTGGCTACCGAACTAGCTGGA